GCCACCAGATGGCGATAGCGAATTAACTCATCTAACCGATAGAATTAATGACTCTATGGGTAAGATTATCAATGATATCAACTATTCTACAGGATTATCATCTATTAGTACCCTCTATGCTAAAGCAATCGATTATCAAAACGATCCAAAAGTAGTAGATGGGTTTGATAACCTATTTAAAGATATGGCTAACGATGGAAGTGTATATAATGTATTCTTCAATAATCGTAGCCTACGTTTATTTGATGCTGAGATTGACATGATCTGTAAATATATGCCTATGCTTGAAGATGATAATAAAGAGCTCTTCTATAATAATATCAAGATACTTAAAGATAAGTATGACTTACTTATCAAATTCCAAGATATTATCTATAATACTTCTAAGTATGGTGAACGATTCTACTATATCGTACCATACGAAAGAGCTATTAAGAAGTTATTAGATAACCCAGATAATAAGTTTGTAACTTCCCATGAGGCTATGAGTCTAACTGAATCTGGTATTCTTAAACAAACTCCAGCTTTAAAAGAAAGCGGAGATGTATTTGTTAATGCTATTAATAAGAAAGAGCAATCTTTAGATGTTGAATTTACTTTCAATATGAGTAATTCTCTATCTAAAGAGATTGTAGCACATGAAGCTGCAGCTAATAGACTTAAACATATTAAAGAGTCAGCTCTAAACTTCAATGAGGCTACAACAAGTACAGTATCTTTAGTAGCTAATGATAAATTAGATGCTAGCCCATTCTATGATGATACTACAAGTAATGGTTTAATTGTAGCTGGAGATAATAGATTCAATACTAAAGAAGACTGGGGATTGAATGGTTGTGTATTCAAAGAACTCAATCGTTATAAAATCATTCCAGTTAGAATTGAAGATCTTATCTTAGGTTATGCTTATCTTGAAAACGATAGCATGTATGGTTTAGATGATGACTTCCCTGTAAGTGATACAACTACACCAGTTAATGCTATGGGTATCAATGTAGCAACAGATCTTGAAGCTACAAAGAACTCTGCTGTTATCTCTGATAGCATTGTTAAGACTGTAGCTAGTAAGTTATCCGCAGCTATTGACAATAAGTTTATTAAACTTAACAAAGATCTATCTAAAGAAATCTATACTGTATTGAAACATGATCTTCAAGCTGGTAAGAAGAATAAGTATAATGTAACTTTCTTACCACCTGATGATGTAGTTCATTGCTATTATAAATTAGATCCAGATACATATCGTGGCATCTCTGACTTGTATAAGTCTATGATACCAGCTAAGTTATTCATTGGTCTATATATTACTAATACTATTGGTGCAATGACTCGTGCACAAGATCGTCGTGTATACTATGTAAAACAATCTGGTATTGATACAAATATCTCTAAGATTCTATTAACTACTATTGACCAATTGAAACGTCAAAACTTCAATATCCGTCAATTAGAATCCATGAAGAATGTATTGAATATCTTAGGTCGATTCAATGACTTTGTTATTCCGACTGATAATAGTGGCAATGCACCAGTACAGTTTGAAGTTATGCAAGGTCAACAAATTGATCCACAAACTGACTTAATGGAAAAACTCCAATCTATGGCAGTTAATAGTACTGATGTACCATTTGAGATTGTACAAGCAAGACAATCTATGGACTATGCTATTCAAGCATCTATGTCCAATAGTAGATTCTTAAAGAAAATCTATAATAGACAGACTATAGCTAATAGATTCTTATCATCTATTATGACTAAACTCTATAGAGGTGAGTTTAATAATCCAACAGCAGTTATTAAAGTTAATTTACCGACACCGATGTTCTTGAATCTAACTAATACTAACCAAATTATTCAAAATGCTAATGATGTAGCACAAGCTGCAATGGAAGCATTCTCTGATGATTTAGATGATAATGCTAAACAAATCTTCTTCAATAACTTGAAAGGTAAAATGCTTGAAAGTTATATTGATATGGAAATGATTATGCGTGTTAAAGAAGCAACTAAGATTGAATATGCTGCTAATCAACAAGATCAAAATGCTGATGGTGGTGAATATTAATCCAACAAAATATGGTCATAGGCTTTAATAGCCTATGACCATAAGTTGCTGTCGTTTATTGTATTAAGAGGTGAAACACTTTGTACTTGCGATGAGAGTGACAAAGCAGAAAGAGAGATTTGACCACGCATGAAGAAGTCCGTTCATGTGATATAAGCAGTTTGCAATTATTGTGAGAGGAAAGAACAACTTCCATTCATCCCTGATGGAAGTGTATCTGAAATCCGTTCGGAGTATTCCCATGTATATTTTAACGTAAATCAAGCGTAGTAGAATTGTATCGATTTAAGAAGATTTGTTTCACGAAGTATGTGTTATTAGGTAAGTATTTAGGAGTTTTGTTTAACTTCATAAAATCTTCATACGCAGTCAATATATTGTTACTAAAATGAAAAGAATAAATGGACTAGGAGATTAACTCCTAGTCCACTTTGTTTATTCTATTATTAAAATCTATTAACCAGTATAAGTTACACCCTTGCCAGTATTACCTTCACCGTTAGGACGAAGTACTTTATTGTAAGGAGCCATATTAGTTACACCAGAGTAAGTCATTTCAGACTCATCCCAGATTGTGCCTTTACGTACCCAATCAAGTAAGCTTTGAGCTTTTCTGTTGATGATTGTGTTTGTAATAGGGAAACCAGAGAACTCTACAGATAATTCTTTGAAACCAATGTCACCACGTTCAATATTGTAGATATTCAAGTCAGCATTTGTTGGTTGAGCAGCTACGATATAGAATGCTTTTTCAACATTCATCAAAGTATTGTCAGTTACGATGTATAAGAAGCTGAATACTTCTTGGTCGAAACCAGGTTCTTTGATTGTACCATCTTCGATAAGACCATGATAATGTTTAACTTGAGTTGTAGGGTCTTTAATACCACGTAAGAACAACTCATGAACTTTAGTCATGATGGAACCGGATTTTTCGAAGTAACGCATAGTGAATGTAGAACCAGATTGGCTATTAACTTTGTTAATAACGTTGATGGATTTAACACCATTTGTTAATTCTGCAGTATCGGAAGTCATGTTATCAATACCGTCTAAACCACGGAATTCATACTCCAATACATGTACGTATGTATCAATAAGTTTTTTGTATTGATCATTCTTAGAAGCCAAAGCTTTCAAGAAGTTAGGAATAGTCAATACAATGATCATACCATAACCAGATTCAAATTGATTGAATTGGTGTAAGTTAGCCCAGTCAGTTACACCACGGAATAGTGCATACTGAGTTAAATCACGAATTTCTTTAGTGCCGTCGAAGATAAAATTAACAGCACCTGGAGTTTTATCAGCCATATTATTTATCCCCCTTAAGCATTGGCACTAACAGCAGTAGCGATTGGAATAGCAACGATACGGAAGATTTCAGCTTGAGCGAAGTCTTTGAACGATACTTGGATAACCGCATAAACAATTTTGTTTGCTGCATAAGCAGAGTCAGATTTGAAGTCAATAGAGATAGAAGCGAATTTATTAGCGTTGTTGTTAATAACTGCCTGTACGTCTTGTTTGTAGTCTTCGAAGTCTGTACCTGTGATGAATTTATAACGGGATTTAGGACATGCAATACGAATTTGTTTGATCAATTCTTGGATAGCCAATACGTTATTAGCATAGCTTAATTGAGTATGGATATCTTGAGAAGTGTATTCGGATGCAAGAGAGAAGATACCGTTATAGTATTTACCAAAGTTTACACGAAGGTCATCCATTTCAGCAACTTGGTCGCCTGCAGGAGTAACCTTAGGAACGTAAGATAAAGTACCTTCGATAAGTTCAGGAATTACCCAGCCATTGTTTTGACCAGCACATACTAAGGAACGACCATTAGCAAAGTGCATACAGATCAAACGAGCAATGGAATAACCCATAGTTACTGTAATTTGTTTACGAGTATATGGATCAAATACATCGAAGTATTGACAGTAAGTCGCAACGTAACGGCTATTACCACCAGTATTCAAAGTCTTAGCATTCTTGATTGCAAGAAGGTTAGTAAGACCTTTAGTACCCATATCACGGAAATAGAATACGTCTTGACGGAAAGAACAAAGGTTTTCAATAGCACGTTTTACAATATGAGGATAGTTAGCATCAACAACAACGTCAATTGGGTTATTATCGATATCATAGATATCATCATTGAAAGTACCATTGTATACTTTAGCCATTTCTGTAGCATATACAGATGTAGCATCAGTTACACCTTTATAGCCAGAGATTGGGGATGTACCGAAAGTATCACCATTATAACCACCAGTCAAAGGATGACCAGCAAAGCTATCAAGTTTAACAGTCGCTACACCATCATTAGTGGATTCTAGTACTTCAAAGTTTTTGAATACTTCACCTTTCCAAGTACGAGCACCAATGATATCAGATTCACGTAAACGAGTTTCAGATAAACCAGCAATAGCTGCTACTTTAGCATAGAATAATTGCATTTGATCTTCATAACCAAAGCATTTAACTTGTTTAGAAGTACGTTTAACTACAGAATCAAAGAATAAGTTGTATCCAGCTTCAACTTCAGAAGGGTTCAAGGAGAATACAATAGATTCTAATGTGTTGCTATTTTCATCGATATCTAATACGTAACGTGCAGATTGTGCAGAACGAGATAATGTAGAATCAAGAGAAATAGTAACGTTCTTTTGAGATACACCACGACCATTGTCTAAGATCAAGAACAATGGGAATTTGTTATCTTTTTTATTTTTGAATTTTTCATAGAAAGCTCTAGAAGTTGCAACGTAGTCATTACCATGAGTATTTTCTTCAGCTTCCAAAGTTTCTACAGAGTAGTTTACTTGACAAACTTTATACATAGCAGCAATGCCATCTACACCAGCTTCGTCTTTAGTATATGTAGGACGTTGTGCAGGATCAGAGATAGATGCAACATCTACTGCTTTCCAGTATAAGTCTTCAGTCACATAAGAACCATCTGTTTTAGTGATAGGAGATCCAGTCAAAGGATCGAATTTAATACGAGATTCTTGACGGGAAATTTCTTTTACGTGAGCAACTACACCTAGCATAGCTAAACGAGAAGTAGGGTCAACGACACGTTTCGCATAAACGATACCGCCGTTGTTAATTACGTTAGCTGCTTGGAGTAAAGGTTGACCATGACGAGCAAAAGAGATTTCACCATATTGGTCGAAGAAATCGTCGCCTTGCCATTTAGTATATTCTTCAGTCCCTTTGTCCGAAGTAAAACCAGCAAATACAATCGGTTTTGTTGTAGAGTCGGCTATATTCAGAGAGGGAATATAACTTTGGTCTTCAAGAATGATTTTTGTACCAATCATAATCTTTTATTTCCTCCTTAATAGATTTTAAATAATAGTTATAAACGAATCCGATATGGATACTATTTAAACTTTTATTCATATGTTAATTATGGCTATTGCATAAGGATCTTTTCCATAGGTGAATCAACTTTGTTTTTGTTGATCATGGAGTTAACTACCGCATCATCCCAGTTTTCAGATGTTAATGCAGTAAATGCAGAGATATACTTAGGTACCATCTTAATAGATAGTGGTTTATATTTGTGCATATCAGTTTCCTTAGCTAAGCGAAATGGAATTGATTCATCTTTAACAGATCTACATAGTTCAGATACTAAGATACCAAACATCTGTGCAGAGATACCAAAGGAAGAACCATTGAATTTAATGGAATCCATTAAGAATGCATGTAACTTATCATATGCAATTACATTAGGAATATTACCAGTGATCATAAAGATTCTAAACATATTCTCTACATTGGTAATATCCTCAGGAGATCCAGTATTTACTATAACTACATCGTCTTTCTTGAACTTTAAGATACGATAATCTACAGGAACTGGAATCTTCTTATCTAATACATAGTCTTTAACCTTCTCTATTGAAGAAGGCATTGTAGATATAAGAACTGGATGGTTAAATAATTTAACACCATAGATAGATTTTCCTTTAGAGTCAAATACTTCATAGGAGAATAATCCCAATGTGTTTACATATTCACCAGCTTCTTCAGCATATTTCATATGCCCATCATTTCTAAAATAATTCTCAGGGATGTAGAAAACTAGTTCTCCATCACCTTTAAATATAAGGGAAGTTCCTTCTTCTTTAAGGAATGCTCCCACATTCTTCATACCCATAGTAACCTCCTATAGAGTAATAATTGTCTTATACTCTAATGTTTAGGGGTAATAAAATTACTGGATTTATTTATTCTCCAATGCAGTTAAACGATCGGTGATAGCTTTAAGCTTTTCATCCATGGTAACTTTATTATAGATAGCAGAGTTATAGTGAGCTGTAGTCAATACAGTATAGGAGTTAGCACCATTATAATGCTTTAACTCTTTACCGATTACTGTAGTGATAGATCTCTTATCACCAAGCTCTAGATTATCATTCTTATTAATCTTAGCAATTACACGGACATCGTTGGTTGTAGTTTTACCATGATATCCAACTTGGTTACCTAGAGTAATACCATTATTAAGAAAATCATTATTAATGTGATTATAGTAAGACCTTTTAGCAGAATACTTATAAATACGAACGTAATCATGAGAATTGGCACACATATAAATATCCCCATTAACGTAAGTAAAGTCTTCGATTTCACAATATGGCTCCATTTCAATTTCTCTAATAACCTTGAATTGATTACCAATTAAACGGCATTCAATCAAACGTCTAGTAACTGCAAAGATGATAGTATCTCCATTGAAGAATGCACCATTAGAATCCACATTAGTTTCATCTACTTTAACGATATACTCAGTCTTAGTAGTCATAGTATTATCAGTATATACTCTAACTTTACGGGATTTGCTATCAGCTCCAGGAACTATAGATACATATCTACCAGAACCAGCAATATCTTTACCGATATTAAAGCATTTATCTAGATAGTCATTGAATTCGCCTAATACAAGTTCATCTAAATGATTACGGTTAATATTATAAATACGTGTGCCATTAGCAGCACCATTAGTAGCTCTAATGATTTCACCATCCATGAATAATGTATTAACATGACCAAGTTTATCTATACCCTCAAAGTCAGTAAACTTAACTACATTCATATCTATATCTAACTCATAGATACGTTGCTTAGAGTTATCAGCATTACAACATGCCAAAATGAATCTTTTACTTGTTGAATCATATGTAAATCCCTGACATTGATTAACTACAGTTTTATCAATATCAATAGTTTTTACAAAAGTAATGTTTGTTTGATCTGCTAAAGTTGCAGGTCTTTGAGCATTAATATCAGCACCAATATGTCTGAAGGATTTCTTAAGAAGCTCAGTGAAGTCTTTTGTATTTTTCATAATAAATTCTCCTTTCATTACTATATTGTAAAAAGAAACCCAGAAGAGGATTAACCTCTTCTGGGAATATTATTAGATAGCATTCAATTCATAACCTGGGTTAGTGTATACTGCAACAGAATGTCTACTAGATTCTTCGGCATATTCTGTAGGATAGATTTCTTCAAGAGCTAAACTATCGTTAGTAGTAGAACCTACAGGTTCCCAAGTTTTCTTAGAGTAGTTATATTTTTTAGTTTCATCTAAGTTATATAATGGAATTCTATATTTACAGAATTCATAGGTACCTAATCCAGGATGATCTTCTGGGCATAATACATGAACGTATTTATCATAGTATTTAGCTAATTCATCAGTGGATGCAGGTCCTAATACGAATTCATATGAGTTAACTGTAGTATTATATAATTTAGATTTAGCATTATGAATAGTAGTTTCATTATCAATGATAAACTTCATTGGTGTAGATGGAACTTCAGGTTTATCATATGCTGGATCCACTACTAAATATATTAAACCATATCCAAGTAATAACTCTAGTTCACCTTTACGGTCAGAATCAGATGTGATTAATACTCTTTTAATATTTTTATTATATGCTAATGGAGCTTTAGATGTATAGATATATTCTAAATCTAGACCACTAGTATTTAAAAATTTAGTATTATATGGAGATGCAATCAAATTAGCAGCATTAGCTACTGGGCTATATGTAACACCATCTTGATTTTTATCATACCCACTACCATCTAATTGTAGAGTAATACCATGGTATGTAACAGGGTTACCGTATGCGTCAGCAGCACAAATACCAAGTAATGGTAGATTATATTTTACTGAATCATCTATTATATCAGTAAATCTAAATTTAACCTCTTCAGCACCAATAATTTTACCACTACCTTCAGGTCTAGAGTTTCTATTAAATTTAATAACATCTTCGTCTACATGAAGCATTGGGAATTCTTCAAATACTGCAGGTTGATTATAGTCATCAAATTTAAATAGATCGCCTGAAATAGGTACAAGATCACCAAAGTATGCATAACCTGGTTTAATAGTTAATTTAGCTAATGCATCTTTTTTGCTTTTCTTGAGTTTATCAGTGTACTCTTTATAATTAATAGGTCTACTATTCAATACCCCCATTATATTACGCCCACCAAAGTAAGCATTTCTATCTTTAATTAGTTTCAATGATTGTTCAAAATCAAGATATGTACTTGCGTCTACGAATGTTTTTGTTTTAGGGTCATATTTTTTAGTACCATCCATATTATAGATTTCGAATAGTCTTAAAATACCACCCAAGTTTGCATCTTCATTCAATTTAGCAATATTTACAAAATTATCTTCAGTTCTAATTTGAACATTGGTTGCTACCATAATGCTCTCGCCAGGTCTATCAAGATATACAAATTCAGCTAATCCATCATAATTGCTAGTTATACCACTATATGATACATTAAATTCCGGTAATTTAATAATATGAGCATTGCTTTCATCTCTAAAGCTATAATATGTTTCATCTGCACTTTCATAGCCATTATGACCAGCAATTTCTGTAAAATAGAGTACAGAATCCAAATCAATGACTAATTCTCTACAAGTAAGATCTATGTTTCTACCTTTATTTGATAAGGAAAAGTGGAATTTATTAGCATTGATTTTTGTAATAAGAGTATCCTGCTCTTCTCCATCTTTTTTATAGTATAATTTTGTATTGAAGTTAGGGAATACAAATTCACCAACTTCTAATGTATCACCAGACATATTAGATTTATCTAAATGAATATCAGTTGTATATACGGTAGTGATTTCTTGGCTGATACATTTTTTACTTACATAGGTCTTATATAATGGTTTTAAGATAGTATTATAAATATCAGTAACAGGCTCAGCAGTTTTAATTACTAAGTTAGCATTACCTTTAGTTCTATATAAATCATCAGTCACTTCAGCAGAAGGGAAATCGATATCTATAGTTTTACCAGCTGGAATAACATATTCATCTGTGGCTAGTAATACAGAGTTAACGGAATTCAATTCCGCACTATCAGTATTATAGATAAATCCACCAAATAATGTATTCTTACCGTTATTAAAGCCTTCTAATACTTTAGATTTTTTAATACCAGTAGGAACTTTATTAATTTCAGTAGCTAATGTGGAAGTCGAATTAGACTCTGGGGTTACATTATTAGATTTTAAAGCTTGCTTTGCATCTCTAATATCAGATGCAATGCTTTCAAGGGTTTGAATGACTTGATTAACAGTATCAGACATTGGTTACCTCCTTTAATTTATTTAATTATAAGTGATCGTATTCTTCCATAGGATTATCATTACCAGACGGTTCTGTAGGGAATTCGAACCTATTTTGGAATACTTCTAAATTATCACCACGTTCAGTGATATCATTAGAGTATAAATCCTCCATAGGAGTGCTGTCATCTGTTAATGCACCAACAGGCTCCCATTTCTTTTTAGAATAGTTATACTTCTTAGTTTCATCCAAGTTATACAATGGTAAACGGAATTTACAGAAGTCGTATTTACCTAGACCTTTATGATCTTCTGGTACTAATACATGAACGTATTTATCCACATATTTTGCCATTTCATCTGTGGTGTATGGTCCTAAAATGACTGTAGCACCATTACGGGTAACTTTAGATTGGTAAGTTTTAGATTTAGATGCTTCAATAGTAGAATCTTTATCTAGGATATACTTCATTGGTGTAGCAGGCTTCTCAGGTACTCTTGATCCATCGAATACTTGATAAATCATACCGTACCCTAATAGAGATTTCAATACCCCACGTTTTTTACCATCAGATACAATTTTGATACTTTTGATATTTTCATTGTATACTAATGGAGCTACATTAGTTTTGATATTTTCAACCAATCCGTTACTACTATCCGACAGATCAAGATCATTATTATTATATAACTTCACGTCATAATGAGATACTAATGTATTTACTGCATTTTTAAGAACAGTGTATTTTACTCCATTCTCACGTACCGTATCTACGTTTACATATAGTCTAATTCCACCATATCCAATGGTATCAGATCTATCGAATGCACAGTTTGTAATGAATGGATATACATCAGTTCTTTGTTTTGAATATTCATCAGAAAAATTAAAACTTGTGCTATTATACGCATTAATAGCGTCTCTAGAATTAGAGTATTTAGCTAATCGGAGAGCACCTTCTAATAGCTTAAGCATTGGGAAGTTTTGATAATATGAGACATATGTACTTTCATCATATCTAATCAATTCTGGCTCAATAGAGTTGCCAATCATGTAATATACATATCCTTTATTTACATTAAGCCCTTGCAATATAGCTTTAGTATTCTTTTCTAATTTAGCCATGTACTCTTTATAGTTGAGAGCTTTCTTACCATTCTCATCAAGCATCATGACATTATTTGTATTCTTATAATACTCATCTACATCAATCATATTATCATCTATAGTATATCCATAAAATGTAAAATAGCCACTTGTTGCTATATCTTCGAATGCCTTCGTCATAGGATTATAGATCTTAGTACCATCCATATTATAAACTTTAACTAGACGTAGGATATTTGCAATATGTTTAGGATCATCCAATAAAGTTTTATTAATATCACTTTCTTCTGTACGGATTTGTACATTGTAAGCTTGCTCAACGTTAGCATCTAAGCTAAGCCCATTATATGCGTACTCAGTAGCAGCATATTCAACGTTGAATTCTGGTAAATAGATAATATGATGATCTCTGTCATCTCTGTGATTATAATATTCTGCTGCTTCAGGATCATCATCTACTAAATAATGGTAACCATCATGACCAGAAATTTCTTTCTTAATAATTTGAGTAGCAAAGTCTAGATCAACAGTAATTTTCTTACATTTGATATTAAGATCTTTACCACGATAATTTAAAGAGAAGTGGAAATTATCGATTTCAAAGTTAGTAATCAATGTACCCTCTTTGTCGTCATCATTTTTAGCTGCATAGAAGTTTGTATTGAAAGTTGGGAATACAAATTCACCAAATTTATACACACCATCTTCTACAGTAAGATTTCCTTTCCTCAATAAGACGTTAATCTTACGGATATCTACTTGTGTAATTGTAGAGTCATTATAGTCATATGCGAGACTACGCTTTAAATAAGTCCTATATAAAGCATTTAACACTGTATAATAGATATTAGACATTTTACCGTTGTATCTAAATTTGATTATATCACTACTGCTTGTACTATTAACAATACCTGGAGTTGGGAAAGTTAGATTCAAATACTTATCTTTAGGTACTTCATACTCATCTGCTTTAACTACAGTAGTATTGCTATCATTTAATTCATTAACACTTTCACTGTTTGGGTAGATAAATCCACCCTTAAGGGTATTTTGTCCACCATTGAATCCTTCTAAAGAATTAGAAGCTTTGATGGAATCTGGGACACTATTAATTTCATCAGCTAAGGAAATAGTCGCATTGGACTTTAGTGTTACATTATTAGCTTTAAGAGCATTTTTTGCTTTGGTGATATCCTTAATGATATTCTCAAGAGTCTCAACGATTTGATGATTATCCATAAGGTTCTCCTTATAAAAATAAAATTACAATTTTCCTCACAATATTTTTTTAGCTAAATCTTAAACTATCAAGTAGTACGTCATCTGGATACAAGTTTCTAGTACGTACTGTATCTAGAGTAGTAGCCCCTACAGGTTCCCAAGCTTTTATAGAGTAGTTATACTTCTTAGTCTCATCTAAATTATATAATGGTAATCTGAATTTATTAAATTCATAAGTACCTAACTTAGTATGATCTTCTGGGCATAGAATACGAATATATTTTTCGAATCTGGTAAAATCACTATCTGCATCAAATACAGGAGTTTGTCCATTAAACTTCCCGGTACAATATTTTCCTGGATATGGTGCAATAATAGTATCTTTATCAATAATATATTTCATTGGAGCTGCAGGTTCACCTGGTGTTATTGGTTCATCCTCATCATCATATCCTTTAGGATAAGCGTATGGGTATGTGTAGTTTAAACTAATTAATGGATATATAACACCATTCTTCTCTAATGCATGAGTTTCCATATCATATTGAGATTGTACTCTAACAGTTTTAATATTTTTATTATACATGATAGGAGCTTTGTATGCAAATACTTTATCAATAAGTGTACCATCTTTAGTATAGAATTCTGTATCAAATGGAGATATAAGAAGTCTAGCACTATCATTCATAATGATATATTTACCATCTGAATAGGTTAGAGTGCCTAAAGGATCGTTGCTATCCCAATTATCGCAGTATAAAGATATACCATTAAATTTAGGAGGGCTATCACCTTTTGTAAATCCGCCTAATGGAGTTGTATAACCTTTATCTAGTAAATTTTCACTAAATTTAAATTTAAGACGTTTACTACAATTTAAATTAGTATCTGAGAATTCACTATAATTTGGAACTAATATATCCGAGCATTGCATTAGTGGGAAGTTTTCAAATACATCTGGAATATTCATTCCAAATGAAATATTATCAATAACATCATCACTGCCTGTACTGTACATATAGTCATCATATCCAGGAGTTTTAACAACTTTAATACTCTTGAAACAAGATTGTCTATCTGTTCTAGATCTAAGTAATATAGCATTATATGATACATATTGTTTGCTAGCAGCATCATATATACCTAGACCATTATTAGAATATCTATCTATATATGCATTTTTATTAGACGGTATATCTGCTCCTTCTATTTTAGCATTTACATCGCTACTAAAAGTACTAGTGACTGGATTAAACACTTTAGTTCCATCTGCATTAAATATTTTAAGATATGGGAAAATATTAAATTTAACTAAATCAGGTTTTAGCTTCTCAATATTCTCTTGAGTTTCATTAACCCTAATTTGAATATTATCAGCTGGTTGTAAATATGCAGTAGATCCGAGTTTAGTATATTCAATAGGAGCTAATCTTAAAAATGATGGATTTGTAGTTGCATACGCAAATGGGTAATAAGTTATATTAACCTTTGGCATATTAATAATATAACAATCCTTATTGTTAAGATTTCTATTAAAATTACCAGGCATAGATGAACGTTGTTTTTTCTTATCAATCATCGATTGCAAGTTGAAAACAGATACATTTAGAGAATCACAAATAATATCAACAGTTTTTTGTTGATACGTCAATGTAAAATAAAATATCTTGCACTTAAATTTTGTAATCTTAACTTCAGAACCATCTGGTTGTCTTACATAGAATTCGCTATTATAGCATGGGAATAGTAATCTATCAAAAGTATAGTAACCATTCTCATCAGGTTTATAGAATTCACTATTAAGAACAATCTTTAACCCATAAGGTCTAGCACTTTTCTTATTTTCTAATAAACCATCAATATACTCTGCATTCAGATATAATAGAAATTCTAAGATATCTTGATTATCATTATAGATTTTGAAGATATTAAAGAATGTCATATTATTATCTGGATATTGTTCTCCAATATAAGTTTTAAGGTCTGCTAAATACCCTGGGAATTTCATAGAAAATCTCATTCCTCTAGGGATCACATATTCTTTTGCATTTACTGGTACACAATTTGTACTATCTAGTTTAGTTGTAACATTAGAAGAATAAATAAATCCATTCTTCATGGTTAGAGTACCATTATTAAATCCTTCTAATACAGTTGATGCCTTAATAGCTGCTGGTAGCTTACCAATTTCAGTAGCTAAAGTTTTTGTGGTACTGGAATCCAGTACCACATTATTTTGTGTGAGAGTAGACTTAGCATTACTAATATCATTGGCAATACCTTCAAGGGATTGTATGATTTGATTAGCCGTTTCTGTCATGACTATTCTCCTCTAATTTGTTTTAACTTTTCATTGATTGCATTCAAAGTGGCATTCAATTCTTCTTTAGTTACTAATGTAGAAGTATCTACAGTTGGAGCTGGAATAGCCGCAATTGCTGCTTGCATTTCAGTCTTAGTTGGATAATCACCTAACTTAGTAGTTAATGCAGCAGTTGTTGTATAATCACCCAACTTAGTAGTCAATGCAGCATTTGTAGTATAGTCACCTAACTTAGTAGTTAATACAGCATTTGTAGCATATGCTTCTAAATCAGTTTTCTTAGGGAATAACTTATCAAACTCACCACGGTTATATAAGTTACTAAGTTTAGCTTGTTGATATTTGGTTACAAAGTAGTGATTATCATCTTGAGTAATATTAGCAGCTGGGATAGCTTTGATTTCTTCTTTAGTAGCTAAAGAAGAAGTATCCACAGTACCGCCATTATTACCTTGAATCCACTCAGTACCATTCCAGAATACAGGTGCCCCTACAGTGGTGTCAAAATACATTTGACCAACAACTAAGTGCTCAGTTGGACGGTTTTCGGTAGCCCCAGAATGAATAATTGGTACAGTCACGTATGTCATATTTTTCATACGGTTAATTTTACGTACTCTAATTTTATACCCATAATTAAATATTTGATCGCTAGCATTCCCCATACTATATGGATGAGTATATCCATCTAATTTTTCAATATTAGGCTTTAATGTAAGAGTTTTAGCCTCCTCATCTACTGCGGTAATTTCAAATTGGACAGATGTACCAGAATCTGTATTTTCTAAGATAGATCCAACATTAACAACTTTACCTTCCATAGTACCATCTTTTAATTTTGGCAATTCTGTGAAAGTAGCAGTATATAATTTATTTTCTGTATTGTATGTAAAGGATGTTAATGTATCTTTACTAATATTAGAACTATCTTTAGAATTTTCAAATGTAGAAACGTATGCGAAGTGACCATATTTTTCTGGCTCTAATTCAGTAAAGATATCACCTCTAACACCTGCAGTGTTTTCAGAATAATCCTCACCGCCCTTACCAGTTACCGGTGTACCTTCAGAAGATGCTAGATAAATTGCACCGAACACGGAATCTATTGCAGCGCCAGTACCATTCATATTACGGTCAGTACCAAGATATGGTCTTGGTTTAAATGATTCATTCTTAGTATTATAGCTTTGATTATAAGAACCTATTTTCTCATAAGTTGCATTTACAGCTTTTTCTTGGAAGAACTTTAAATGATCGGATTCAGTTAACCCATGTAATGAAACTGGAATATTGGTATTGATGAATGCAAATTTAGGGAATTTCTCAAATGCGTCAGCAAAGATCTCTTCGAATTTATCAAATACTACCTCTGATATATTAATCAAGCCAGCCTCAGAATTAAATTGGTTTATACTAATAAACGAAGGTATGTAGTCAGCCACAATTGATGCTTCTAAATTTGTAGGCTTCAAATCCAATCTAATATCAGATATTGTACATACGCCAGGTGCATTAATCGTAAGAATATCAGTAAATGACTGAAGATTATAGTAACCTTTAATTGATAAATTGGATAATAGATATGGCGTAAATGAGTTATTAGGGGTATTGTCTTTGAATACTTCTTCATTATCATAAATGATATCGATATTCTTAACAGTAGACTTAACACTGGCATTGATTGCATTTTCACAGTTTTTAAATACAATATTCTCTAAACTATTATTATTAGAATAGGAGCCATTTAAATCTAAAGGATATGATACATTCTCGATATGAAGATTTTTAAACTCAGCATCAAAGATAGAACAATATAAACTTAAGGAATAATTTGTACCAATAAATTCCATATTAGTACAGGTAAAGTTATATAACTTATACTCGCTCATATTAAAATTACTATGACTATCTTGATTAGTAAAAATACTATAGATAGATTGAGTTTGGGAGTTGGGTCCATCGGCAGGTAACTCATGACCTTCCATAATAAAGCCATCAAATCTTACATTGTAACCACGAGTTGTAGTTTCTTCAAAATTCTCAGGATTTAATCGGAAACCGACAACAAGAGAGCCATTTGGTCCCATTTCTCTAGTACCATGCATTTCAATTTTAGCTTTATATCTATTTTGAGCATGAATATATAAATATTTTTGACGATCGCTAGGAATAGTTACATCAACGATACCATTAACTTTATAAGTACCATCTGGGAATATTACTTCTGTATAATTCTCATCACGTACTTTTCGGAAAAGTTCATTTAACTTTTCAGTTACGTCAGTAGCACCAGTATTATCAATACCGAAGTCTACTACATTAATTGGTTTGCCAGTATATACTTTAGATTCGATACCTTTAATATCAGAACCTACTTTACGAGCAAAAGGTTTAAGAGTTTTCTCAATAGCCTGTTTAAAGTCAGCCATGTCAGAATTTCTCCTTTCAAAAATTTAAATAAAGGAGAGATGATCTTAATGATCATCTCTCATTTTGTATTACTTTATTGTATATTCAGTTTTATATTAAGCTATTAACCTACAGGTGGAGCAGCTACATATACATGATCACCAGGTGCGTCAGGGGCAGAATGAATAGTACCATTTTTACCAGCTTCATATTCAGCAACCAAATCAAGTGTACTGAAATCTAAAGCTTCTTCTTTAACATAACCTGTCAAATCAGGAGCAGCAGCAGTGATTACGCCTTCTCCAGAGATAGAAATGCCAGGACCAGCAGTTAATTTAGGTTGAACTTCTGCTGCTTTTGCATAGTCTGCTAAAGTAGTAGTCAAAGATGCAGTAGTTGCATAGTCACCTAATTTAGTAGTTAATGCTGCAGTAGTAGTATAATCAGCCAATTTAGTATCTACAGCTGTAAGTGTAGAATAGTCAGCTAATTTAGTATCTACGGAAGTAGTTGTAGCATAATCAGCCAATTTAGTATTTAAAGCTTCTTCTTTAACTAAACCAGCAACTTTACCATCGACTAATGTAGTAATTTGCTCTGTAGTGGAATATGCGCTAAGATCAGGGGCTTGGTTAGGAGCCGTAGCGGAGATTACACCTTCTTCAGAGATTTGGATATTAAGACCGGCTTGAAGTTTATCTTGCTTGCCTTCTTTTAATTTTTTAATATCGACACCAACCGCTCTCGCAAATGGTGCTAATACTTTTTTCAATTGGGCTTGTATAGAAAGAGCCATTATTGAATTCTCCTTTCAAAATATTATTCTAACGAGTAAACATATTGCTCGCTACTAGTATGTTTCGAGAAACTAGTAGCGAGAATATTTCTTAAAATTAGTTAGCGCCTTCGTTGTATGCGTCAAGCATCAAGTTAGGATCTAATTCTTCTTCCTCTTCTTCGCTTGCTTTAGGAGCAGCTGGAGTAGGAGCAGGAGTTACAGTTTCACTTGTTGCAGGAGCAGCAGGTTGAGCTACAGGAGTTGTAGTTGCAGAAGATGCTTCTGTACTAGGAGTTGCAGCTGGAGTGGATGCTACA